ACACTCCATAATACGCCGCTCTCATGGTAGCGTATCCTTTCCTATAGTGGACATTCCCACCCCAAACAATACCGTAACTTTGCGGTTCTGCAACAATAGGTGCGGTCGCACCGCAAAAACGAACATACACATCAGTAAGAAAAGAACGGATTACATCTTGGTTATACTCATCCATCTTCTTATCTTTATCACTACCTTGTATCCTATCTATTATGGTAGTAGTATCAATCATCGTAGCCTCATTTTCTTGTAGTCATCTTTCCTTATACTTTTTATACTCATACTTCGTATGATGTTTTCAGTAATCCGAGCTATTTCTACAACATCATACACAGTATGACATGTATTATACATAATAACCACCCACACTACTACGTGGGCTACGTAGTATATTAATTAATACCATATCCTCATTACTCATACCATATCTATGCTTTGTTTTGTTACTCATATACATCACCTACATAATTATTATATAATCAGTAGGCATACTACTATATAAATATTNNTGTNCTACANNACATANGTNTATGATAAGNTATNNNNTTAGTATGCTACGGGGTAGTAGTAAAGTTATGGGGTAGCGGGTTGGGTAGATAACCACTAAATTAAAATTTCCATTATTTTCCAAAACTTCTCTTAATGAAGATTTATATAGCGTTATATGACTTCTATATTACAGGATAGCAATCTTTATATATAGGATTATATTACATCTATATAGCATGAAGAAGACTGTAATGGTATTTGGGAAAAGAGGGGCGCATGTTTCTGTGCCTGCGGAATGGCGCGGAAAAGAAGTTGAGATAACCTTGATTGATGATCCAGACGCGGGTAAACCGATAACATGGTTTGAAATCAAAAAGCTAGTTGTAAAAATCGTTGAAGACAAAATTGAGGAAGCAAAGGGAGGGCACCGATGAACGTGAAACTTTATGTAAAAGATACGGTTGAACGTATCGAAGAATATCACGAAGTGACTAAAATAACCCAACTTAAGAAGGCGAGGATATTACGCATTGAAAGTGTATTTATGGATCCAATCCATCTCCCAGTGGGCATAATCATAAAATTGGAGATTACTTACTGACTGCCTCATAAAATTGGAGATTACTTACTGACTGCCTGGCTTAATGAAGCCAATGCCTCAGAAATGGGGCGCGAGAGTTACGTTTCGATATCGCAGTATAAACCCATTTAAAAACAAGTTGATATCCATAGCATGCGAGGCTCGGCGTGTTCAACTCGCCATGCCGCATAAAATCAAACAATCACGGCAGGCCTGGTACGTGGTGGCTTGTAAGGTATCCACATCGCTGATACTGGCGGGGATGCCAATCTTTTGGCCGCAAAACAGGCATTGGCAAGCGAATCTGGTTCGTCATCTTTAACCCCCTCTGTCTTATGATGGACTTTGAGGTGGACAGACCCTTCAGGCTGCTCGACTCTCAAGCCCATGATCTGTTCTTTCAACTCAGGAATATCTCTGCCTTCAATCAGGCCGTGTTGGAATAAAGACTGGAAATTCAGATAGACTTCGGACTTGTTAGGAAGGGAATAAGTGAGTGACTCAATCTGGGTTTCTATGAATATCTGCCGGTCAATCAGTTCACTTTTCACATTGTCCCCCACTCCCACTTTGTCATATGCGAATTTAGCGATTGTGCACAAGCCCTTCAAGTGCTCAAGCTCATCGTAGATTTCACTCTTTTTAGTCCCTGGAGAAAATCGTTTGTGATAAACTACCTGGATGCGTGGGAATAGTGGCTGATGCTTGTTTGGGATCTGTATAACTCCGTATAAAACGTTCCAGTCCGTAGCTTTTCCTTTCACATCTTCCCCCGCGAAGTCGCCGCCAAGAAACACGACAGAGCCAGGTGGAATGATCAGCGGTGAATTGTAAGAAGCGAATTTCTCGTATTGCTCCAAAGAAATGAATCCACCTTCAACTGAGACATACTGCGCCGCATAAATCGAAGCGAACCGGTGGGGTGGCAACCTGTTTTTTGCCTCAATATATTCCTCAAGCGAATTTCTCGGACACGCAAGCCAATTAAAGATATAGTTGTTAAACCGTGAATCTCCATTGAAACTTCTCCAGCCCAACCCTTGTTGGCCGTTTGGATTCGAGATAAAGACTATCTGCCCCATTGTCAAAAATGGATGCGTGAAATTCTTTGCCATGTTTGTTCTCGGCTCCAACATCTGATCGTAATAATCAGTGGGCGTCAAATCTGAATTTTTCTCCCAGAAGTTTATTTCGTCGCAAAGCTCTAAAGTGGCTGGAAAGCCAAGAACCCCTGATGTCGGCGCAAAAGACCTGAGAATAGATTCGCTTTTGTTCGGCCCTTCTATGTGTAATTCAGTCCTATTCTCGATTTCACCAACCAATTCCTGGTATGGGATACGCGCTTGATTTATGAGCTTTTTTATGATATCCAAAACGTGAATCGCCTGATCTTCTGATTTAGAGATGATAAGGACCGAAGCGTTAGGGACATGGATAGCATGGTGTAATGCTTTCACGCAGATGGCCCAAGTTTTTCCCACCTGGTTCGAGGCAGTCGCAAATACAAACCTGTTTTTATCGTTGATAAACCTATCCTGGTAATACCACAATTTTAGCGGCTCACCCTGATCGTCTTTGAGTGTAGCATACGCCCAGACAGTCGGATCTTTAAAAAGAACAGAACAGTGCGCATTGAACTCTTTAATAGGTATGTTGTATTTTCTTAGTTTGTCAAACGAATCGAATTTGCTCTGAATTTCTCTTTGTCCTATTATCCTCTTCTCTTCAAAATTCGTTTCGTTGACTTCTTCGATTAAAGCCATCGTTTTCTATTCTCACTGTAGATGACAACATTGTTTATGAAACTCATTTCTCTTTATACTCCACAAAAGAAACGTTCACGACTAAATCAAGCTTCGACAGTGTTTCCGTCAGCTTTTTTATCTTCTGTGTTTTTTGATTCCTTTCCTTCTGCGTCTCCACCTCTATTATTATCTGATCCCACTTTTTGCTCATCGAACATCATCTCCCGAATGTCTTTATAACCCACATTCACATTGACATGTCTCTCCCCATATTTCAATTTGTGCAGGTCGACAAATAGCTCTTTAAGCAATCTGATCTGTTTTATGTCCTCTTCATCCAATGGTTCACCTATCTCTAATTTTTTAAGTGCGCGCTGCGCAAGATCAGTCTCCATCAAGCGAGTGAGATTCTCAAGTTTCATGATTTCGTTGAGTTCATCACCACTGCGCATTTTCAGCCAGGATACAAAGAGATTGTATTCTTCCAATAATTCACCTGCATCCTTATATTTTCTCTCGACGGCTTTCATCATCTTGACAACCATGGAATCTTTCTTGCCCCCTTCCTTGTTTTGGTTGATGACCAGGCCTGCGCCGTTCCACTTTTTCGTGCGGATAGAAGACCTTATCTTGCCGCCCAACGTTTTTGGTCCGGTGCGTTTTCCTTCAGCAAGTTTCCATATCTCGGGGTTTCCTTTGTACATAAAACCCATATTGATACTTTTCTTTATAAACAGTGGGTTATCCAAAACGAAAAGTATATATAGTAGCTTACCTACTAATCTGTGGGGTGGTTTATATGGATGTACGAGTTATAAATGGTGGGATAGATAAGAGGCACAATAACCGTAAAAGGTTTTACCTCAATATCCCTCAAATATTAGTCGAGAAGATACAAGCAAAGCTAAAGCGTGAGGATATAGCCGGCGCGGTAATAGACCTTGTAGATGTGCGAGTACTTGGGTTTAAAGAACCCAACAAAAATCGCTTTAAAAAGAGGATCGAAGAGCCTTTGTTAGAAACTCCGCCTACAGTGACTGTATAACTCACTGTTTATAAACAATTTTTTCTTTTTCTTATTAATGTTTGAAAATCCCGAAAAATTCCCATATCTAGTCAAAAAACGCCAAGAATTGTGGGAAAATCTCGATGTTTTACGCATACATTATCTTGGCATAAAAACCAACATTTTCAAGCTTTTCCCATACAGGAAAGACCATGAAACTGATTCGAGGTTTTACGTCTTAATCCGGCACATCGAAAGAAGGGCTATCGATTATCTTGCAAGCGGCCTCATCATAAATTATATTCTCTGGGTGTGGCGAGGAATAGAAATCTCCATAACCTCCATGTGTGCGATTTCACTTGCTCTTTTTACCCTCGCCACACTCAGTTCAAAAGTGTGGGATAAGTTTGTTGCAGGAATGAAGGAAATCGCTAGAAGTTTTCCTAAAAGGTAGGCACTATGCTGATAAACACAAAAGAGCTGTTTATACCGGTCTCATTCAAAGAAAGGCCGATTTACAACGAGCCATTATTAACACAAGGGATTTACAGCACACAGCCGGAAAATTACAAGAATGTAATTAACTGGATCAAAAGGACTCCCGAAGCTATCGGCATAATAAACGCAATAGCGACGGATATTATCTCAGACGGGCACGAGTTTATAGGAACAGATGAAAGCTCAAGCAACAAGCAGAAGAAAGCAAGGGCTGAAGATTTCTGGAAAGCCAATAGGGGCCGCGAGCAATTAAAAGCAGCATTATTCGACTGGCTGTGCCTCGGCAACGGTGCATTATGGAAAGGCAAGATTTCTGGGACTGATATGAAAGAGGCTTTTGATAAAGCTTTTCCGCCAGTTGGGCTGGATTTCAAGGAATTTGATTTCAAGCAAAGAATTGACGAGGATCTGTTAAAACCGAAGAAATTGGTGCATATCCCCTGGTCGACTGTGAGTATCGACATCAATTCAGACGCAACCGGTATTTTACGCTTCAGGCAGTCAATCCCGGGAAAGCAGGACATTTATTTTTCACCGGAAGAAGTCATCCACGCCAAATTCATGAACTTCGACGGAAAAGTGTATGGCTATACCCCGATGTTTGCCAGTATGTCTGTTATTTCTACTCTTGGCCTTATCAAAGACCACAACGGCTATTTCTTTGAAAATGGCGGCGTTCCTGACTGGATGTTTATTTTGCCGAAAGAAATGGCCGGCTCTCCGAACCACAAAGAATTAGTGCAGGTAATGCAGAAATACAAAGAGACGCGGCACAAGCACGGCAATCTTGTTTTTACAGGAGAAGTAGAACCTCAAGAGCTAAACAAGTTTGACAAAGACATGGAATTTAGGCAGCATGCTATCTATTTAACTGGCGTGCTTGCATTAGCTTTCGGTATGCCAGTCGCGAGGATTGCTTCGATTGTCGGCGCTACGGTAAAGATGCCCGCCGGTTCACAAGACCTTTCTGACGCAGGATACTGGAGAAGCATAAGCTCGTCGCAGGATTACTGGGAAGATCTGCTTAACACCCAACTATTTGAGCCGGATTTTAGAGTCCACTACAAATTCAAGCGTGGCTACAAGAACGATGAGATAAAAGAAGCGCAGAGAGACATCCAAACGTTACAGGTAGCCAACGATCTGTTGAAGATGGGTGCGGTCACAGACGAATATGTGAAAGAAAAATTGATGATACCTGACCGTTTTTGGACTGGCAAGAAACTTATACCAGTAGAAAGCGGCTTTGGCGGTGGATTCAAGCCGGGCCAGAAAGGCGCTCCTTCTGATGCTGAAACTTTGCCTGGTGAAGCATCCAAAGCCAAGTCCGTGCGGAAGAAAGCCGAGCAGGAAAAAGTAAATGAGCAGAAAGAATTTGAGCGCGTCGAAGAAGTTGACATAGAGACTTTTTTGAGGCTTTTCAACTATTGGGTGCAAAACAGCGAAACTAGGAGAGTCCTCTGGAAAGACGTAGGAATGAACTACATCATGAAGATACACACACCTGATGTAGTGTTCAAGACTACTATCGCGAAGTCCGAGCTCTCCAAAGTGTTGGGGCAGCTTCTTTTTAGCAGGGGGATAAAGGTGATATGAATGCCACCACCGATTCCTTATATTGTTTCTGGCACGGTTTATAAAGGCCCGTTTGAAGCAACTTCTAATTTATCGGGCACTGTTGGAACCGGTGGCGGGCAGACACTAAACATTTATCTGGGCGGAAGCACCGAACCTGCGTCTGGTGTGGTTGTCACACTTGTTCATACAAATGGAACGCTGACAACCACAACCGATTCTAATGGGGCGTACTCGATAAACATAGGGAACTTGACAAGTTACATCCAGGGCGATTCTTTTACTATTTCTGCTTCGACTGTTTCAAGTGATAATCTTGATGACACCAACGTCTTGAACGGGGTAAGGCCGGTGAAACTGATTGACGATGATGGCGAAGCATATACAAGTAAATACCCCATTCCCGTACAATTAGCCAATGATTTGATTCCAAACCAAAACGCTTCGCTTTCGATGACTTATTCCGGGACTAATTTAACGCAAGTTGATATGGCTATTGATGGCACGACTTATAGGAAAACTTTTACTTACGACGGAAGCAACAATCTTTTGACTTCAACTAGGTGGGCAAAACAATGAGACTTGTTTTCAATCCATTCACATTTAAATTTGATTATGTTAGCACAAGTGGCGATATAGATCACGGTGGCTTGACTGGTCTTGCTGACGATGACCACACACAATACGTTCTTGTTGCCGGAACACGAGCTTTGACTGGTAATTGGGACGCGGGTAGTTTTGAAATCAGAGCGCAAACCTTCCAAAGTGACGTGATAACAGGCACTGCGCCTTTAATAATTGCAAGCACCACTAAAGTGGCAAACCTTAATGCTGACTTGTTAGACGATCAAAATGGAACTTACTATTTAGACAGCGCCAATTTTACCGGAACGAGCTGGACTGATTTGACAGACGCTGGACAAACAACGCTACACAAGCATGATCACGGATTAATGGATGGGGTTGCTGATGACGACCACACGCAATACGCTCTTTTGCTGGGCCGAGCTGGCGGGCAGGTATTGATAGGCGGGACTGGCGCGGGTGATGACCTCACGCTCAAATCAACAAGCAACGCAACAAAAGGCACCATTTTTTTAGGAACACTCTCCGCATACGATGAAGTGAATGATCGTTTTGGAATTGGCACGACCACCCCAAACGCTCCACTACACATCACCAAGCCACCGGTTGCCACCGGCGCGGGTTTTAACGCTATTTACTACATTGCTCCAACGAGCGTGGCGCACAATGACAGGATTTACGCGTGCGAGTTCGGAACCGCGCCAGCTGGCGCAACGATTTACACCGCACTCAATCGTGGCAGCACCACCGGAACGCTTGCAGCGTATTACGGAAACACTGGTCTTGGCTTTACGATGTTTGTTTTAAGCGGAGCAAATGGAGGTGGAGATATAATGTTCCGCTTTGAGGTTGCCGGCATTATTCAATGGTATTGTGGGCTGGACAACAGCGCTAGCGACCGTTTCGTAATAGGAGCTGGGGCAGTGCCGGGAACAGCTGATGGAATAAGAGTTGAGTCAACGGGTGCGGTCGCGCTGCCATACTGGGCTAGTGTGGGAACCGCAACGGACAGCGCGACAACAGGAGACCTTGTCGCGGGGCTTACTGGAGCTGCGCGAATGTTTTACGACCAGAGCGGCGGTTTTCTCGGACTTTATGATGCTGCCGGAAACATTCGCCAGCAGTTTATAGCTCTTGCTGCAAATAACGTTTACGATATGAAAGGCGGCTACATTCTTGGTATGGGCGGTGGAGCTACGACAGCAACTACCGATTTATACGGAACCGCAGGAGTTTTTAATATCCGGCGTAATTCAAGTCAAGGAGATGGCGGAATAGGTATTCAATTCACAGGGAGAGTTGCTAGTGCTTTTTCAGGAATGGGCGCTTTTAGCGCAACCGCAGCAGTATTACGTTTTAGTGCTAACGTGGCAAGTCAAGACTTGCAATTTGATGCTTATAATTCGTCTAGTGTTCAAAAGAATTGTTTGGTTTATGATCCGGATACTTTAATTGCTCAAATGACTGATGTTGCATTGAATGTTGGAACAGCAACCGGCGGAGCAACTGCAGGAGATTTTACTACAGGTTTATTAAATGCCGCTCGTCTATTCTATGACCAATCAGCCGCCACTGAATATCACTACAACGCTTCTAACACGATTAGTAATCAGATAAGCAGCGCGGGAAGCACTAACACGATTTTTAACGAAAGTGCTTTGGATATTGATTTCAGAATAGAAGGGACGAGCAATACCAATCTGTTTTATGTAGATGCCGGGAATAATAGGGTAGGATTTGGGGTAGCTACTCCAGCACAATTTGTTGAATTAGAAGAAACCCAAACAATCACAGGGGCGGTAACAGACGGTTATGCGGGAGCTTTGGTATTGGATCCGGGTTACACTGCTGCAACAGCGCAAACAGTAACAAGGCACAATTATATCGACGTTCAAAACGTGAGCGTTGCCGGTGCCGGTCCTGCTGCTGTGACAGATGCAGCAGTGATGAGATTTGACGCTGTTGCCGGAACGCACAAAGCAACTGTCGGGGCAACAACGAAAACGACTCCGACTGCGGTCCAGGCTTGGCTGAAGATTAATGTTAACGGGACTTTGCATTATATCCCTGCTTATACTTCCACAACAGCTTAAAAGAGGTGAACTATGGTAAAAATAATAATAGAAATTCCTGATAGTAAATTCGTGGAGATAGCTGATGCTTTCGCAATAGCTTATGGTTATTCTAACAGCCTTGACGTGAGCAAAGCAGAGTTTTTTAAGAAGAAACTGATCGAAATAGTGAAGGATGTTCACAGAAACTATTTGCTCAACTTGGCTCAAGTTCAAGCTATGGCAAACATTGGTGATGTGAACATAATCTAAGGTGGTAAAAATATGGAACTAACAAAAGAAGATTTGTCTATACTGCTACAGTTAATCAACGCTGCCAACATCCCGGGAAGCGCAGTTGAAAGAATCGTGCAGTTAAAGCAGAAATTGGTTATGATGGCAAAACCACAGCCAGAAGTAAGTGCGGCAGAGCCGCAATAATAACTCACTGTTTATAAATCACTTCTGCTAAATTAAGTGTGGGTTAGACAGATTAGGCTATGTCTAACCTCCTTTTCTGTCTCTCCCTCACCTAATGCCGTTCGCAGAATACAAAAACTTCAACGATTGTTTAGCTAAAAACAAGGGTAAAGAGAACCCCAAAGCTTACTGCGCAGAAATACAAAGAAAAACAGAAAAGGGCGACAAAGAGCGCAAATTTCTAAGCGGTATAACTTTTAAGGAAGAAGACGGCCTTTTATGGATTGAAGGGCCTATAAACGCCCCGGTGGTAGATGATGTTAATGATTTCTTGCCTGCCCCAATTCAACAAAAGATAGTTGACCAAATCAATGCCGGCTTCAACAAAGGCAGCAAACACCATGAAGCCGATCCCGATCCGGTGTGGATAGCCAAACAGGCGTATCTCAATGACGGCAAATCTTTCATCAAAGGCTATCTAAATAAGTACCATCCTGAATACGAAAAAACCAGCTGGGAGGTCCAGAATGGCATACTTGACACATTCTCTATAGAATTTCTCAAGGATCCCCAAAGCCATGTAGAAGCCATAGACGGCAAACAGGCCCGGGTTTTTGATGATATACAACTAAGAGGTATAGGGTTGGCGAGCAAAGGCCGCGCGATAAACCCAAGTCTCGAGCCTCTCAGTTTCTATGTTAAAGAAATGATTCCGCTAGATATCGAGAAAAAAGAGGTGCCAAAGATGGAAGCGTCAAAAGAAGCTCACGACATGAAATGCAAAGAAGGTGAGCATGAAGTAGAAGGTAAGTGTGTTCCGATGGAAAAAGATATGCACAAAGAGGAAAGTAGTGCTTATACCATCTCAAAAGAAGATTACGAGCAATTCGTGAGATTCAAAGATATGGGCCGGAAAGAAGCCGAAGAAAATGAGTTTAGTGGCAGATTCCAGCGCGAACTCCAGAAGCTCCAGGTTAAGTCAAAGCCGCTTCTCCAAGCTGGCGCTTTCGATGTAAAAGAAGGCTCAGCAGCATTGAAAGAATACAAAGAAGCCTTCACGAACGGTGCGATGAAACTAAGTGTTGGTGAGAAGTTTGACCGCGCGACCATATTGGCCAAAGAAATGGGCATGTTTGCTAATGGTATCCCCAATTCGAGTTTCAGGCCTAAAGACTTCAAATGCTCCGGGCCTCTCGGGCAGAACATCGAGATCAAAGAGAATCGTGTTTTGGAAGTCAAAGCATTGACCACAACGACAAACGATCCTGCAAGCATCGCAGTAGCCAACTATTATCAGGCTGCTGTGGAACTTGGTGACTTCTACGATCCGGCTATTGTTGATGTCATCAATGACAAGCAGACGACTTTCGGAAGGCTTTCCAAGAGGGATATGTCAAAATTTTCTGCGATTCAGGTAAGAGTGCGCTATGGGCGCAACACAAGCGCACTTTCTTATACTGAAGGTGCAGAAATCACAAAGGACAACGTTGACAGGATCCGCTTGTCACAGCCATTTAAGTATTATGCAGCCGGAGTGCAGGTCACTGGACAGATGATTGCAAGCGCGCGTGCGAATGGTGGTGTCGGAGACATCTTTAATATCGAAGTCCAAGATGCGTCAAAAGACCTTTTGGATAAGGTGAACAACGATCTTCTGAATACAAGCGGTGCGGCTGCTGGGGCACAACAAGGTGACGTCGGCGACAAAGAAATCATGTCGTTTGAATTTTTGTGTGATAGCACAAATAACACGACTATATACGGCTTGACTAGGAGCAGTTATACGTTCCTTGCGACAGGAAGCAATACCGCAGCAGGATCGACAGCAATCACCAAGCAAAGACTAAGGACACTGATCCAGGCTCTTGAGAAGAACGGGGCTAACAGGAACGATCTGGTTATTTTCACCAGCTTTGAGCAGAGAGATATGATTTTCAAGCTGTATGATGATGCACAGAGGTTCCTTGGAGTAAGCGCGCGCGGTGGCTTTGAAGGCTTGCCTACATTTGACGGCATACCTATCTTTGCGGACTTCCGATGCAATACAGACCACCTGTTCTGTATTGATACTGGCGTGACCTACATGGGTATCCAGGTGGCGCCGACATTCGAAAAGCTGGCGCAGAGTGATGACAGTCAAAGTGGGTTCATCAAGACTTATCTTAACCTGATGTGCGAGGCACCTTTTAGGTGTGGGCAGATCGACGGTTTATCAACCAGCTAAGGAGGTAATTGAAAATGGCAGCAATAGCATTAACAAGTACAACAGTTAGAAAAGTAGCACCCGGGCCTGCTGAAATCAAAGAGTATGTGGTTATTACCCCGGCAACGGCAGATTCAGCTGATACGGTTGATGTGTCCAGCTTGATCGCTGACATCAAAGCGTTATACGCTTGGGATGAAACTAGTGGCGACCAGGTGACAGCGACCGAATCATCGGGCGTTGTAACCATCGACGCTGCAGGCGGAACTACAAACCACACTTATGGGATTGTTGTGTGGGGTTACGGAACTGCTTAAGTATGGCTAAAAGGATTGATTTGAGCGATTGCCAGGTATTTGTCAAATCGACAGCAGTATCTGTCAACGTTTCTCAATCTAAAAGTGAGGAGAAATCTGGGAGTGATGTCTGATTACTGCCGCAACTGTGACTGTATATGCGATGAATTTACCTAGCTTTGCCTGCGGGACCGCTACAGCAGCGCAAGACGGTTACACTCTTGATACTGGTCTGGGTGGGGATGTTGATTTTGTAGCGATTGCGGGAGTAACTGATGACATTGTGGTTACAGTCCGTTCTCAAACAAACGGTGTCATTACATTAGGGCAGTATGTTGCGGGCGCAGCAGACGGCTCAGACAGGACTCTTTATTGGTTTGCTTTCCTTAGAAAAGGAGCAACTACTTCTGGTGATGATACTCGTCACGTAACAAGCATGCCGCATATAGCCTTCGGTACTGCTGTCAAGTCAAATGGCGAAACATTACAGCCTTTCTTGGGCAGACGCGATGCGGTTATATTCGTCGCGAATGGAAGCACAAACGACACAGTAGTTGTCGTCAATTCTCAAGCAAACGGAACAGTCACTTTAGGGGTCCATACTGCTGGGAGTGCAGCAACAGATGAAACAATCCACTGGATGGCCATTTCGACGAAATCAGGCGACGATCCAGAAGGTTCAGCCGCGGCTGACAGAATCATTGAAACAGGCATACCTGGTCTCGCGTGTGGAGTTGCTGAAACAGCAGACGGAGAAACTATCGATACTGGCTTAGCAAGAACTGTTGCGTTTGTTGGTGTCGCGGAGACAAACGATACGATTGTTATAGCATCAAGCCAGTCAAATGGGGTTATAACTTGCGCGCTCGATACAGCAGGAGTTGCCGCAGCCGGGACAGAAACAGTGCATTGGATTGCTTTCCACGACACAGTAAAATAAAATGGTAAAAATCGCAAGAGAGGCATTTGAAGTTTTTGTTGATAACAACGGGTTTTGGCGTAGGCCACCTACAAATGATGAGCTAAAACGTGGCGAATCAAACGGCAAATGGCTTCGTGTGGAAAAAGGGGAACAAATCCCTTTAGGTGTGCTTCCGCAGCTCGAATTGCATATGAAAAACTGGGTTGAAGAAGGCGAACCTGTTGAAATCTCAATCGAAAAGCAAGATAAGAATAAGCCCGAATTAAAACCTGGTGAAAGTGTAGGAACTACAAAACCAAAAAAGAAAAAAGGTGCAAAGTAAATGGCTGATTCGATAAGCATGGTCGAGGATGGCGGGGACTGTAGAGTGGTCTTAATCCCAACTTCCGGGACAACAGTCACTTTCAACTTTTCAAATGGTTCAGCATTGACTTCAGCTGACGATACTTCAACTCAAAAATATTTCAACACGAATAAGGTGCGGACAAGATTTACTATGGTCGCAAATACAGACATGGAATTTGTTGGGATGAATGGGACGACGTTCACAGACCCTTTCCCGATTGACGCAAATGTGGCGCATACTGAAGTTAATACCCGTGTTGCGACGGTCACAATAAAAACGAGTGCAGCGAACTGCACAACCAGGATAAGAGGAGTTTAATGGCGCTTGACATCCCATCCAACCCAAGAAGGCCGTATGTCGTTACCGTTTCAGGTGCGACAGCAAGCTCGCAAGTAGTCATACAAGTCGAAGGGAAAGGGAGAGCTACGGTAGCTACCGATTCAGCAGGCAGGGCATCTTATGACATCGCAAACCTCACAAACGCTTACGCTGTTGATGATAGGATCATTGTCACCCAATTAGGTGGGGTGGATATTGGTGGCGGAAGCGCGACAATCGCCGCAGCAGACAAAGGGGGCGCGAGAATAGCTCTCACGACAGCAGCAATCGCGTTCCCCGGAGCTTCATTATGAAACACAACCCATTTCAAAGACTGTACTTTCCAATATTGTTTATCATACTGACAGTGCTTTTCACAAGCGTTGTATTTGCTGGTGAAGCACACAATGTCACACTCCAGCCAGCAAATAATATAAGTTTGGTAAATGCATCGTGGACAAACGCCACAACTATTTATCTCAATTACAATGTCACAGGAAATGAAAGCATTTATGACTGCAATTTATGGAATAACTGGGACGGCACGAATGGGAGTTTTGTCGCTTCTGCCTCTTTTGCAAGCGCGAGTGTTGCAAACAACACAATCGCATGGTTTGCAGTAACCGGTATTCCAGCGAACAACACCAAAGAAGGCGGACTTGAATGGAACGTAAGGTGTGAGAATGATAATGGTGTTGGTGTATGGGCACCAACAAACCAGACGTTAAGAGTTGATAGAACGGTTCCGACGATAAACTCAGTCTTTCCTGCTTTAAGCTCATGGAGAAACCAAAATAATTTCAGGTTCTTTGTGAATGTATCAGACACAAACGCAGCAAATTGTAGCCTGAGCACAAACCTAAATGCTTCATTAAGTAATTCGTCTATGGCGGTCTGGAACATGACTGCTGAGACAAATGATTCCATCACTAGCAATTTAAACACAACTTTCTTGTTTGGCAACGCCACCGGGGCGCGGCCAGCTACATGGAATGACAACAACACCGGCAGTTACCAATGGAGTATCACCTGTCAGGACAATGCCACAAACATAGTCAAATCGGAAAACGTGACATTCTTTGTCGATACGACTGCACCTACCGCTTTTGTCTGCCAGTCCCCTACAAACTCAAGTGCGGACACCGCAGGGATATTTTTGAGGTCAACAGATTTCACTCCTGACTTTGACTGGAACAACACCATAGAAAACAACTTTTCGAGATACGAACTTTATGTCAATGATACCGTTTCAAACGGAATAAGATTCCAGTTCAATGTGACCAACAGCACTTACAGCAATCACACATTCAGCTTGACGAACAAAACCGATAACACTTACAACTGGTGGATAACGGCCTACGACCTTGGTGGATTAAGCACAAATGCCGCAAACTGCACCCAGACCTATCCACAGGTTTACAGAACTGATGAAACCTGTAGCGTCTTAGTCACAGGCTGGAATATCTGTGGTGTAGTGAGAAATGGTCCATTGACGGCTTCGCAGATAGCAAATGAAACAGCAGCTACATTCATTGCCATGTTCAATAGTTCTAAAGAGTTCCAACTCTACGAAAACGGAACCTCTACAAATGACGATATGCAGTTCGGCCAGGGCGACAACGTGAACAGCACAGTAATCATATATGTCCCTTCAAACAGGACTTGGGAGAACAACACTTGGGGTACAAATCAGACAAACACATTCAGCTTTCCACTGACCAATGTGACCACCGAAGGATGGAATCTTGTGCCACAGTCGTTCTTATACGGAAGAACGGTCAAATTCGGCTGGCTTGATAGGAGTTTGAATGGCAACCATTCAGATGACGTTGATCCTGCTGTGTCAAAAGCGAATGTGTCTGAGATGGTTGTATATGAAGCGACAAACCAGAGTTCGCCTTTCCATAAAGGGCACTCAGCTAACTTTACCGTAGCGGGAGACAATGAAACTACATTTGACTATGGCCAGTCAGTATGGATGTTTTATCAAAACGGGACCGTAGGGCGGTTCTGGGATGGTGTTATCGATGACAGCTAAACATTTAGTTTTTCCAGTTTTGTTTTTGCTTTTGGTTTCTTTAGTATCAGCCGCGCCATCATTCCCAGTGCCTATTAGTGGCACGGCCACACTTAATGGTATTCCTTTGCCCAACGTGGACATCGAGATGAAGAATATCCAGACTGGCCATGTTGAACTGACAAGAACTGATAACTTTGGTTACTTTCGAGTGGATTGGGGTGGGAAGCCATGGTATTCTAATAGTATCGTGCAAATCAAGATAGTTCAATGTGCACAGGCTGAATGCACTACAAGCGTCGTTATGACCGGCGATCCGATAAGGGGGGTCACGTTCCCATTACAAGGTGTTTATCCTGAGATACAAATTAAGTTCCAGTGTTGGGATGGAAGTTTTGTCGATGGACAATCACTATGCCCAGTCCAGCCAATACCGCCTGCGCCAGAGCCGGAGATAAGAGAACAGATAGTGTGCCAGGATGGCACAGCAGTAGACAATTTAGAAGATTGTCCTACTGACGCGACAAAAGCGATTTTAGGGATACTCGCAACTTTGTTAGGCATAGCTACTTTAGTCTTAAGCAAATTCAGGTGGGGCAAAGGGTTTGTAGGTTTAGCAAACTACTGGAAAAAGAAAGGCGACGAAGAAATGAAAAAGAGGAATTACGCCCTTGCTGAAAAATACTACAAGCGCGCTGCAAGCATGTTATCAAGTGCCATGCAGAAGCAGAAAGATAACTTGCTAAATAAATAGGTGATTAAAGATTGCCAATAACACCTCAAAATGGAAAATTTGTAAAAGGAATGCGCCCTTGGAACTTCAAAGAGATAGACACCAATAAAGTTTTCAAGCTTTATAAATCTGGGTTGAGTGTTGCTTCAATTTCTAAAATGCTGGGTTATTCTGGCGAATCCTGTAGAATATACAAAATTATAAAAAAAGCTGGACTCTCAAGACCTGCCGGTTTTCAGAGAGGGCATCAACCCTATTTTGAACAGGAAGGAGAAAAAAATGATAGATGGAAAGGAGGATTTATTATCTTAGATGGATACAAACGGATTAGAGTAAATGGGGTTTATATACCTGAACACCACAAAGTCTGGATTCAGCACAACCAGATTCCCATCCCGAAAGGATGGGTTATACACCATAGGAACAAAAATAAACTTGATAACCAAATCGAAAATCTGATGCTTTTACCACATGAAATCCACACCAAATGGCACAAAACTTTAGAGGGGAAGTATGGGGGTGATTCAAAATTGTTTTGACCCCCTATCCAATATCGGGAACTTGTTATGACACCAATGGTTCTACAGTTTTAGCAAACGTCTCAATAAAAGCGAGGAACGAAACAACAAACGAATTGTATCCGACGAGCATAATAACTGATTCTAACGGCAGGTATTCTATAAATGCCGGCAACTTCACCGCTAAAGGATACAATAACGGCGACATAATCACCATTTGGGTTATCTACACCAATTACGAGGATTATGTTGAGCACATCATTGACACTTCTGTCGGCTACAAACAAAACCTAAATCTCACATTAGAGATAGTCCCTGGCAGTCCAAACCTGAAGTATATCACTGTGGGGGAATTTTATGACTTTTTCAACTTGAGTTCAACTTCAACGGCTGATAATTTCCTCTCGACAAACACTGTAGTCAATATGGGAGTAAATGTCGAGAAAGAGATCGATAGCAAGCTCAACACTATCTTTGGGTTCACTTTAAATGAGCTTGACAGATGCGATGCCACCACTGGTTGGAGCGCGAGCACAGATGCTTCGGCTATCGCAGTCACTTCAACAGCGGACGAATTTAAATCACGACCTTCGGCGTTGGACTTGGGGAAATCAGGCGCGACAGAAGCTTTGTCATGGTATCGAAAGACACTCAGCACTCAATATGATTTTAATGATAACATTATAATGGTGTGGCTTTATCTGACAAACACAACCGGCCTGGCCACAAGCGGAACCTCAGTCAGATTGAAATTCGGAAGTGATAGTTCAAATTACTACTACAAAGACTTTTATCTTGCGGATGTCGCAACAGGATGGAACCTGCTTTATTTTGATATAGATATCGCATTGACAACTGGCAATCCAGTTAGTACCCAGTGTGATACGCTTGAAATCTATTTCACCACAACTGCCGCAACCACAACTGTTACTGCGGGGAACTGGATAATGGACTCTTGGAGGCTAGTCCACGACAGGTTTTTTAATGACGAATACATTGACGCCAAGAAACTACAAGAAGACTTCTTTTTGGAGCACAAACCAGTCAAAGAGCTTGTTTACTTCGCCATCAACACATCCGAGGAAGATTCAACTCCATCGTGGACAGAACTCACTGTAGATGATGATGAGATCGAACTGGACAAAGAAACGGGTAGGATACGCATAAACGACAGCGATAACTACCCGGAAGAAGGCAGCCAGCAAACCAGAGCGATCTATCTGGTCGGCAACCCAAGTGTCCCACAGGACATAAAAAAGTTAGCCATGCTTATGTTAGCGCGCGATATCATCCAAAGCACTGTAGGCAGAGCGCTTTTAAAAGGGAATAATGAGTTTACCCCATCCAGTTTTACTGTCTTTGACACCCAGATCGATTCCATCATGGCCAATTATCGGCGGTTTCAGATGACTAATGTATAACTCACTGTTTATAAACCAGTTTTTCTTAAATTGATTGTCCTGGGGGACACTCATTCATGCTGAGGCGATATGGTCATCTTAAAGACAAGCTATTATAGTTCAAGTTGGCAGGCAGTCCGCGATTTCTTAGAAGCGAACTTGACTGATCCAATCACAGGGAATAAGAGTTCATCGCGGAAATGGGTATACAACCGAATCCCTAATGTCAAAGGTAGGAACTTTGAGGGTTACCCTTTTATTGTTGTTTCCGATTCAAACATCTCGACTGAAAAGACAAGCTTCAGTGTAGGGAAAAAAGAGAGGAAGATAAGGCACCTGATAACCGTATACACCTACAAAAGCGAGAACACGGGAACAAGCCCGCAACTCGACACTCTTTCAGATGAGCTTCTCGCAGCTGTCGATTCAGAAACTGCATTGTCATCCGTTGGCTTGAACAATGCGGACATAGCCGATTCACCGTCAGATGAGATAACTCTTTTTGACGAACAGGTATTGACGCGCGCTTTTGGGATGATCTCTCAAAGTGTGTTGGATGTGTCTTGATGGCCCAGATGTTTGATATTCAGGTTAAGGGAGCCATGGAAGCCCGAACAAGGTTCGCAAAGCGGGCTATGGCAATCCGAAGAGGAGCGACAAGGACGCTTCATAACGTCGCTTTAGCTGGAAAGAACTACGCCAAAGCGATAGCGCCAAGAGACACCGGTGCGCTCATCCGCGCTATTATCTTCAGAAGCTCAAAGAATGAGGCGTGGTTAACCTCTTCACAGCCGAACCATCCAAAGACTGGAACAGCGATTCCTTATCACGTTCTAATGCACTATGATGCTAAAATAGCTTCGCGGATAAAGAGTGGCGATCCGCGCTACATGTTCACAACAACTAAATGGCTGAGAAAGAGATTCCCCGCGCATATGAGACAGATGATCCATACCGCGATTGAAGGGACAGGTTTTGTGAAAACGGAGGCCTAAATGCACACCATAAGAAACATTGGGAAAAATCCAATGCACATCGGTGGAAAAACAGTCTACAGAGACCAGATTGTTGAGGTAGAAGAATTGCCTGAGAACATGACATTCATCCAGGTGTTGAAATCTGAAAAGCCCGAAGCAAAGCCAACGGCCAAGAAAACCAAAAAGAGGGGTGAATAAGAATGGTCGTTGATTTGTTCAGAAGCACAACCACTTCGACAGCGAATTGGTCAGGAGTCAGTTACAGCCCAGACATCACATTTGAGGAGGATGCCTCAAGCGCGCATGTGCATTTGGCTGCGGACATCATGTCTATCACCCAAAGTGGCGGAGCCAAAGAAACAGAAGGCATCGTGGCGTTTGGGAACAAGAGAATAACCCAACAAAAGCCGCAGGACGATTTTGAAATCCAAATGGAGGTCATCCATTCTGATACTACATTTGATCAGATGATATTCGGCGGGACTCTTACCGCAGGAGCGATTGTCTCGGGAACAGAATACAAATCATCTGCTACAAACAAAAAATGGAGAATAATAATCACCTGGCAGGATGACACAGCGACTGAAAAGCTGAGATGGATCTTCAAAGACTGCTATGCGGTCACTTGGGAGCCTGAACATTCTGCTGACGAATACCTGAAAGGCACAATAACTTTCAAAGTTCCAGCGACCGACAAAGATGGTGTTGCAAATATCATCAAAGAATATCGGACAAGCGGCGCATTTACAACTCTTGCAGCGGCTCATGGAGGTTCTGAGAACTCCTATGTGGCGAATTGAGGTGAACTAAAATGTATTCAAATGGATCATTGGCAGACGCATGGTTTGGAAAAGACCTGAAGATTGGCTTTGCGAAAAAATCGCAGGAGCCGTCAGGCACAAGCAACAACTACTGGGTTGAAGGGAGAATCACCAACATCAAAGAAAGCGGTGGCAGCAAGGAAACCGAAAGCATCCCTATGTTTGCGGGAGCTTTCAAGTCCTACCAAAAACCGCAGGAAGATTTTGAAATAGCTATGGACTGCATCCTGACCGACACCTATTTTGAGGAGATTTTGTTCGGTGGCGCGGGAAGCTACATCGATTCTTTCGACAACTATGCGGACAATACCGCGCTTCAGGCGGCATGGACTGAAACTGGTGATGGCGCTAACCCGACTTTGGACACAACAAACTTCAAAAGTGGGGCGCAGGCGATGACACTTACCTGGACTTTTACGGGCGGAACCGCAACCTACACGTTTGACATCAGCACAACGCAAGGCCAGACATTTGACATAAGCGGCTTTACCGGCGCGAGCGGCGCACCGACAAGAGGGAGAATCTCTATGTTGGTCTATGTCCCCAATTCGACTGTTCTTGCCGCAATCGGCGCGGCTGGAATCGAGTTTAGGCTCGGCAGCTCAAGCGCCAATTACAAAGGCTGGACCTACGCGAAATCCAAGCTGACAACCGGGTGGAATCTTGTTGTCTTTAACATGGCAACTACCCCCGCAACAACCGCTGGAACCGCCGACTGGACCCTTGTTGATTATGTGGCTATAATCCTGACTGAAGGGGTAACGGATGCGACGGGCATAACCATCGATGAAATCAGAGTGTATGATCCAGTCATAAGCAGCGCACAGGAAAATTCTGAGTGGCGTGTAACCCTCTTGTGGGAAGCAAATACCTCAACGATAGTTGGAGAGAAACTGAGATGGGTGTATAAGAATGCAAGAGCGATAAGTTGGGAGCCTGAGCACGACGCGGAAGAATATCTGAAAGGAGCGCTGACTTTCAAACTGCCATCAAAGGATTCTTCAGGCGCCGCGAACCTCAAAAAAGAATATACCCCTGATGCGGCCACAGCCGCACTTACCGCGCTTGATTCATACTGATGGTTAAGTCAATAGTAGAAGCAGTTGACAATATCACGTTTGTGCCAATAGGCATAAGCAGGATATCAGTCACCGACCTCAAGAGGTTCAAGACTTTCTGCGAGAGAGAATCTGAGAACGACTACGGCAAAGGGATTGGCCTCTTGATGGACTTCTACGAGTTTGGCATAACCAGATTAGTCATGGAGCACGAGGAAAAGCTCAATAATATTGAGCCGAAGAAAGAGGAAAAGCCGAAGATAATCGGTTTTGGAGGAAAGAAAAATGAGTAAATTATCAGAACTGAGGGGGAAATGCATGCCGGTGAAAATCGGGGGTATAGAGTTTGAACTGTATCCGCTTGACCTGGATGAATTGGCGGAATTTGCGGAATTGCAGGAGAAGAAAGACACAAAAGAGTCTCTCAAGTTTCTCATCAGAAAGACGCTGAAAAAGAGCATACCAGACGTAGTTGATGATGAGATAACACATCTCGCGCCGAACTATCAGACAGAATTGGTCGAGAAGATTATTGCGGTGAATGGGCTTAAAGGTGATGCCTCAAAAAAGTCAGACCTCGCCTGACACTCCAACAACAGGTAGAGTTAGGCATAAACAAAAAGACACTTTCACTGAGCGAATATATTGTGCAGCATGTGTATTATCTGATACGCAAATGCAACTGCACGTTACAGAAAGATTCGCCAAATTCAGTGTGGAAGTTCACACTTCCACAGATGAAATCAATGTTAGAAGGACTGGCTGAAGAATACAAGCCAGCGAAGAAGAAATAAAATGGCAGAAGATACGTTAGAAGTGCTCATCAGAGCAATCGGCGCTGATGCAACAGCAAAAAGTTTGACCAATATAGCAAGCAGCCTAAAAAAAATCCAGGTTATCGGCGCAGATGGCATACTCAGAGACGTTACAATATCCAAAAACATAACTCAGCTGAAAAAGATGGATGTCCGTCTCAAGAGATTCAACATGAATCTTCTTTCTACGATGTTTATGGGGATGCAGTTGCAAAGAACGTTCGGCGGTCTTTTCAAAAACATGATGGATACATTCAAGAAGATGCGTGATAAGAGCACAAACCCCCTCTCTATGGCACTTACCAGGCTTGAAGCTTCTTTTACATTTTTGAAATTCTCCATAATCGAAGCGATGTCGCCTTTGCTCACAAATCTTGTCATCACATTCGCCGAATGGGCGGTGGCGATAGCCAACATGGATCCGAGAATTTTGGAAGCTGTTGGTGTTGCTATCGGGTTACTCTGGATTGCTGGTATTGCGTTATTTACTGGTTCACAGATAAAACTGTTTGCCGATGCAGTCTCAAATATAATAAAGTTGGGGAGTGGCAACGTAGCATCAAAAATAACCAATATAACAGGCGCACTTAAAGGATTATCTGGTATAATTGGGATTGCTTTAACTGTCCATTTTGCGATAAAGGCTTGGAAAATTTTGAGTGAAGATGGAACAACCATTGGTGAATACGCCGGCATTGTCGCAGAAGCTACAATAGCCGGTGCTTTGATTGGATTCTATTTTGGCCCCGGAGGTGCTTTGGTCGGTGGTTTGGTGGGGCTTGCTGTTGGTTTAATAATCACCCTAACTGATGTTTTGGTAGAAAACTGGGATAAGATTACTGAGTGGTTCCGAACCCACGAGGTAAAACTGAGATTGTTACCCATATTCCCATTTGTTGGGGGAGCTGAAGTAACTGAAAAAAAAGATTATTCGGATTTTATGGGAGGTATGATTCCTGATAACGCAGAAGCAATAAAAAACATCAACGAGAATGTTATAAAACTCGCAGAACTGGCAACGCCCGAATCTATAACCGCAATGCAAAAGCTTTGGGATGAAGGGGTTGTTGGCGGTCTTTCTACAAATATTACTGAAACTCTTATACCTTCATTCCAGAGTTTTGGTGTCGAAGTCGACACTGAGACAGGAAAAATCCAGTTACTCATAAGCGCATGGGAGAACTGGAAGCCAACCGCGAAAGATTTGAAAGTTAAAGTCACGCAGACAGGTAGTAGTATCTTTGGAAGAACATCAACTGCGACACCTTACGGGAGCTAATCGGATAATATGGAAACTGAACTAATTAAAAAAATAATGAGGAATATCATGCCTAACCCAAGAGTGAGCAATGTTCGCACTGTCCATGCAAGTTTTTCACTTTCAGAACTCTTATCCCATTTCTTTTGTGCTTTTGTAATATATTTGTCTAACCCCATTATCTCAATCAAAAACATTTTACTTTATAAATCTTTGGTGAAAACATGACCGTAGCCGCAGCAAACACACGGGACACAACCTTATACGATCCAGCAAGCTCAAGCCCTGTTTTCAACGGCAAAACCATAGAACTCAACACCGAACAGATAAGTTTGAGCATCGGTGCGTTTGCGCCGACCGAACCTATACCTGCAAAGTCCACCACATTAAGCTGGAATGAAAGATTATCCTACGGTGATCATCTGGGTTTTGAGAATCCCATCCTGACTGTCACAGGCGTCATCAATGTCGAAGATTCAACTCCATCGACACCTGTGGATGGAACATCAGTTACGTTAAAACTCTTGCTTCAATTCCTGAAGAAAGGCAACGAATACATCCTGACAGATATTTACGACAACTCGAAAAGCGCAACTCCGAACGCGGGATACTACAGGATTCACAGTCTCGATTCTTCTGACAATGCGACCACAGTCAGGGTAATGATCAAATCACTGAAAGTTGACACAGCGGCGAAGAACGAAATAGAAGGCCACTTATTGCATTACACTCTTGAACTTGTCGAGGTGCGCTCGTGAGCAAGATACTCTACAAGATCGAAGTGTTCTGGAAAGATGACGACAACATCTATTCAACCACACCAGACGCGACGATAACTGATGGTGTCGCGGTCGACACTGACTTAGGCATAGAATCCACAGCAGATACATTCCAATTCAGGGGTTACAACACAAAGAAACCAGACGGTTCTTTCAGGTTTCAAAACACATTCCACATAGACGACCGTATAGCTATCTATCTAAAAGTTGATAGCGGAACAGGGACATGGACAGATTCGAGCGACAAGAGGATGGATGGGTTAATTACCGAGCTTGGCGCGGAAGTCGGTGACGAAGGCAGGCTTTTGATAGTCAAAGGAACCAGCAGGGTAGAGAAGATGCTTAATTTTGTGTTTCCTGCTGTCTATACCAACCAGGCCGCCTCAACTATCATCCAGAATCTTTTAGGGCATGTCAATGACGGTCAGGCGCAAAGGCCCGACGGAGTAAGAATCAACCAGATAAACTGGGCCAGCGGAAATGCCACAACAACCGCAAACCTAAGCTATCACCGAAGCTACAAGCCTGTCTTTGAGATGATTGAGGAATTAAGCCACATAGGAATAAACAAGACAGGGAATTTCATCTACTACATGGACACAGATGATAACTTTGTCTGGTTGGCAAAAGACTGGATCTCTTCAGCGACGATAACCGAAGGCGTCGATTTCAACAGCATAAAAGTGACGACAAAAGTGTGGGATGTGATAAACGCGATGATTGTTGACTGTGGAGTGGACGCTTATGGCAGGACCATCGTTGCGCTCTATTACGATGAAATAAGCGCTGCGGAGTTTGGATTGAGATGGGCGCCGTCAAAAGAATCTGAAACCGAGATAGGCCAGCAGCTTGTGAATGATTGCCTTACCAAGATGAAGAACGAAGGAAAATATGCAGACACAAGCAATTTTCCTACGGGTTATCCGTTTACGATGCCATGGAACACAAGGGCAAGTAACGGTGATTTGACTGGCGCCGCCTTGACTGCCAATTCCAATACTGAGTTTAACAGCGAATTGAGGAAAGAAGCGCGGTTCCAAGGGCAGGAATGGGCTAAGAGCGTCGTTGACCTGTCGGGAACAGTCAGGCCCAAGATTGACGTCACTTTGCGCGGGGCGCACTGGTATAATGCGAGTGAGCTAAACAGGCCAATACAGGGAGATTTGCTTACAGTGAGTAGCAACGCGATACAATCCACCGGTGTCAGTCAAGATGAATTTAGGATAATCGACATGAACCACACACTGAGCAGGAACGGCTGGATGATTGATATTCGATTAGAGGAAGATATAGAATCTTCGGTGGGTGTCTAAAGTGGTTTTTACCAATAATGGCGTAAACGTAATCAGAAACTGGTTGGCTGGAAGTGCGGCGACCGCACCGACACACATAGCATATGGAAGTGATGGAACCGCTCCGTCAAAAGGTGATACGACACTCACAACTGAACTCACAAGAGCAGCATTTGATTCAACAACCGCCTCGGCAGACAAAGAAGTGAAATTTGAAGGTGTGCTCGGCACACTCAGTCAGAACGGCCAGACACTGAGAGAATGCGGTTTATTCAATGCCGGCGCTGGCGGAACGCTCTTCGCGCGGAATACATTTACAGACCTGGCGAAGACATCCTCAATCGAATTGCAGATTTTCATAACAGTAAGAGTTGAGAACTGATGGCATCTATAGATGAAGCCCGGGCGTTTGCGTCTCTCATAAAAGACAAGAACAGGATAAAGAACCAGATAGGCGGGCTTACGGACGTCCAGGCGATACTCAAAACGTTCAGGGAACACCCTGAAATACAGATGGTGAACATGGTAATCACTCAGGTCGACTATTCCGCTTCAAACGTTCTTATCTTAGACCATCCGACAAAAGGGCTTCTCAACACTGGTGTTCTTACCACCGACAGCTTGGAAGTGACGACCGATATCGTCAGAAGAAGATACGAATGGAGAAAAAGAGAAGATTTGGATAATGGGACGTTTGATCCGAATGTGTCGATTGAAGATGGGAGATTAAGACTAAGATAAAAAGGAGATGATTAAAATTGGTATTTCATAAGTGGCTAACGACGGGGGAATTAAACTGGATCGCAGGAGATATTTTAACAGCGGCAGATTTGAACGGTAGTATAGATGAAACAATGCCGCCGATAGGCGCGATTATAGCATGGGATAAATCTCAAACTGGTGTCCCTGCAACATTGCCAGACGGTTGGGTTGAATGCTTGACTGGAGAAACAAAGATAACCCTCGAAGATGGTTCAACATTGCCAATAAGAGAGATTGTTGAGAACAAACTCCCAGTAAAAGTGTTGTGTTATGATGAGAAAACAGGAAAAGTGGTTGGTAGAAAAGTAAAAAATTGGATGAAGACTCCAAGTAAGAAAAGCGATTTTTGCAGAATAAGAACCATAGTAAAAGATAGGATAAAGTTGGTCAATATCACTCCAAATCATCCAGTCTATTCTGAAAATGGATGGGTGAAACCTGAAGAAACTGATCATGTATTTGTAAAAGAAAGAAAACTCTCGGAGATACAAAAACAGTATCTTTTGGGCACTATGTTCGGAGATGGTTCAGCCGAACAATATGGTGGATTAAGATATTCTATATCTCACGGAATATCTCAAAGGGAAGCTATAACTTTCGCTGAGGAACTTTTTGGAAATTTTGAAAGTAATGTTTGGGAATATACCTCAAACAATAATTTTGGTAGTTTTAGGCAGGTACGCTTAACACTTGAAATTTGTGAACCAGTCACTGAAGTTTTAAAGATGTGTTTAGACGAAACTGGCAAGAAAACAATAAATAAAAAACTTCTTGATAAATTGGACGAAGCAGGACTTGCATTTTTCTATTGTGATGACGGGACATTACAATCTGATAATCGCTCAAGTTGGACTGCCGCGAACTTTTACACAAATGATTTTACTAAACAAGAAGTAGAACTATTTGTTGAATGGTTAAAAAACAAGTTTGGCATAGAAGCTGCAATTTATCACCACAAAGGGAGTCCTGATAATATTGGGTGGTATGTGCGTTGTAGTGCTGATGGTTCAAGAAGATTATTTGAATTGATATCGCCCTACATAATAGACTGTTTCCAATACAAGTTACCCCAAAAATATAGAGGCAGATGTAATGAAGAAAAGCTTATTGTTCATAACACTGAATGGGGTATACACAAAAGACCATTGTTAGATACTAAACAACCCTTAGAACTTCGTGGTGGCAATGCTTACAACACGGACTGGGATTCCAAATATAATCTCGAAGTTGAAGAACATAACAATTATTTTGCCAATTCAATTCTGGTGCATAATTGTAATGGTCAGGTTATTTCTGACGCAGACAGTCCTATGAATGGTGATACTATCCGCAACTTAAACGGCTCGGGCGGAGGAACGCAGAGGTTTATCCGAGGCAGTACGACAAGTGGTACTACTGGGGGAAGTGCAGATCACAATCATGGAGGCAACACAGGAGCGGGAACAAACATATCAGGTGCGAGTGGTTCTGGCACAGCAGCACCGGCATATACACATACCCATACCATATCTTCTAGTGATCATCTCCCATATTATATGGAAATGGTGTTTATACAAAGAATAAAGTGAATGGAAAAACAAGAATATCTAATTGGGAGCATTGTACTTGCATTGGTTTTGATAGTGGGCGGACTTGGGATTTACCAGACTTCTGGAGATCTGTCACACCAGCAACTGAAAGAGTTTGTGTCCCAGATGGACACACCTATTTCTATCATTGACCAGTCGCCTGACAAAATTGGGATAGTGACAAAGTCAAAAGGCAAATGCGATTATTCTCTTATTAAGATAACCAAAGATGAAACCACCACCAAATGCGGCAATTTTATCTCTTCGCAATTTGATGAAGTCGTCGAATATTTCACAACCTATGGGGGGGACAGATGGATAAGGAACAATCGGAAAACAGGCTCGATAACATTGTCAGTCAAGAACACATCAGGCGGATTCTTCGTGGAGAAATCCACCCTATATTATCGTGGGAAGACAGGCGAGGATGGCAAACTCACTACGACTTATTCAGTGTCCGAAGACAAAATAAAGGTTTCTTACAACTACACATTAAACACCAAATTACAGAAGAATACCGAAATCCACAGAATTGGCTTGCGGATGAAAAGGTTAGAAGATACTGGTATTCTGTATGCGGAAGATACTCTGTTCAAAAGAGATGAGAACGGAACCTATTGGTATGGAGAAGTCAAAGGGAACTTATTTGTCGATCCAAAAGTTGGTAATTTAAATAAGTTCGATTACGCGACACTCGACAGCAACACTGACAAATGCTTCTCGGACTGTGAAACGATTTACACTTTTAAGAATCCAACAAATAAAGAGATATGCACAGATACGGGAATCAACTTTGATAAATCAGGTGTATTGAGAGAATTTAAGCTTTTCACTGAAACGCACCAACCCAATCAGACTGTTTTATTTTTTGAACAATTCTCAAATTCAAAAAAGGTATGTATCGGAGCTGAGGAAAGCGTCAGGATAAAAGTGAGTGGCAAACTTAAACCATGGCAGACGGTAGATAATGTCCTCTTTGCGCAGGGATATAATTTCACCGAATGGGTGCCTTGGGGTGGCGATGTCCAGATACATACCTTGACTGCTGATTTTAATGGCTCGGGAACAAATGTTACAAATGCCAGCAATATGCTGGCTGCAGCAGGCGGTGCTGCACAGTGGACTTATGACAGCCAAACTGTAGATACAGAAGCAAACTTCAGATTGACGCGGCTGAATGTGAGTAACAACAGCGGTGTCACTTTCGAGTTCAAAGTAGCTTCAACCGAAGGTGGATTAAGCACAGCTTCTTACGAGCCGTTTTCTCACGACACTAATTTGACTTCAAAAGACCGATGGATGCAATACCGGTTTAATGGAACAACCACATCGGAAGTTTATGAGGTAAACATTTCAAGAGAATCAACCAATACCAGCCCGACACAAAACACTCCTTTACTTAATAGTTCTGATGTCTTTACCAATAATACTAACGCGGATTTGGAAGTCATCCCGCAAGGAGTGTCGGATGCCGACAACGATGCTGTCAAAGTTATAACCGACTGGAGATTAAATGGCACTTCTATTATGGTGTTAAACATGCCATTCGACGGTGGGAGTAATTCTACTTTCACAAAAGATTATTCACAATTCAATAATAACGGGACCGTAACGAGTGCAGTCTGGAACGGCACGGGCAGGAACAATTTTGGGGCTTATGTTTTTGATGGCTGGAACAGGTATATTGACGTTGGTAATAATGATTCTCTTAATTTTACTAATAGGAACTTTACGGTTTCCATGTGGATTTATCCCAGAAGAAATAACTCAGGAGTCTTCTGGAGCAATAAATTTAGTTATGGCTCCAACAAAGGTTTTGCTTTAAAACATGACTATTGTTGTAGTGGGACACGGAATAATTCTCTTGTCGTTTTCTATGGCCAGACCAGCATCACAAGTGACATCCTTGTTAATGTAGACAAATGGACATTTGTGGCTTTCACTCAACAAGGAAATACGGGGAGTCTTTATGTAAGCGGTGTGCTTGATAAAAGTTTCACTTTAAGCCCGCCAACAATGTCAGTGTCTGGCAAGACACTCATCGGCTCGCAGGTGACAAGCGGAAGCACTAATAATTTTTTCGGCATGATAGATGACGTCAGGGTTTTTAATCGCTCACTTTCAGCCGAGCAGATACTCGAATTATCTGACGAATCAAATATCTTATCAAGATTTGAAACCGAACCAGGCAATATCTGGATGGCCTGCACTACTCCCAATGATAACCAGACTGACGGCGCGGAGAAATGCTCGAATAATATCACAATCTTGATTCACCAGCCAGTCATGAATCTGACGCTTAATGGTACGATAGGAAACATCACAGTCAGGCAAGGCAGGCCGATACTCCTCAATGCGACTCTCATTTTGCCAGATAAAAATGTCAGCCTCGTGCTCGGGACCACCAAGTTAAACAACAGCGCCGGCTCCGCATTGTATATCCAGAACTTTTCTGACATAGGGCCATATTCAGTAAACGCCAGCTTCAATGGCGATGCTAATTACAGCGAGAGAGATGTCACTTACAATATAAGCGTTTATGACGACACTATCCCATTTATCAATTATAGCTCTCCGACTCCCTCAACAGGGGCGTTACTTGTGGCCACCACATTTACAATAAACGTAAGTGTCATTGACAATCTTGTAAACTATACCATCAATTTTACTGTCTATAACAGCACTCAGCTTGTCAATGACACCGCGCAGTACAATTCAACTGACAACGCTCTAATAATCTACAATCTGATCGCTCCGAAGACTTACTTTTTTAACGTGACCGTAATCGACAGGGGCGGCAATTCCAACCATACTATAACAAGAAATGTAAGTTTGGTGCTTACTAGTGCGAATTTCACAGGGAATATAACTTCAGTCAGATTCAGGGCAAATAACGCCACGCAGAATGGGGTTAATGCAACAGGTCAAACCGATTCTGTTGGAGTTTATAATCTGACAAATACGGATATTGTGCCATACAATTTTTCTCTTAAAGTAACACTCACCAACGATCCGTATAAGCAACTCATTTTAGATTCTGAATTTACTAACTGGACAGTCTATTTCAACCAGAGCATAAATTCGACTTATAATCTTTCTCTTTCTTGTCTGCAACTTGTCCCATCCACAGACAATTCAACGTTCGGCTTACTATCAGGAAGAATCTTTTATCGCTTTAATAACTCTTTATACCGGGAATTTAAAAATAGCTCAAACAACACGCAAATCCTGAACGGCACGATTGTCTTCACTTGCCCGGAATCAAACTATATCAAAAAGAGCTTTGATGGCTACAATCTTTCCGGGTTTAAAAATATCTCGGTGGATTACAGGGGGGACAACAGCAACAATAACCTGAGCTTCTGGATAAACAACAATCTGTGTGGTGCGACCACACTTAACGATTCTGCGTGGCACAACCTAAGTTGTGGGTTTACTTTTGGTGAGAATCCGTTCAATATCTCATTCAACCTGACTAATAAGACCAAGCCGGTTAATGGCTCATACATTTATTTGGATAATCTTTATGTATTTAATGAAAGCAGAACGAGTCCATTTATCACCTTTAAAGCTGCCAATTCAAGCAATTATAGTTTAGCTACCACCTTAACTACTGGTGTGTTTACACGTGTCTTTGAAATGCCAATTAACTCCACTAAATTCGTCTGGATGTGGATAGACATAGTAAATCCCCCATTAGGTCTCATATTCGACGTAGAGACGTTATTTTCACGCCCATGAGCGATTTCACCACGATAGGTAGTTGGACAAGCCAAACTCTCACAAACTCGCTAGGGAGCTTCAGAACGGGCTTTAACGGGTATTGGGGAACGCTAAGGTTCCGGTATGAAGCAGGCGATGCGGAAAGCTCAGTCCAGGTTGATATACTCGATTCAAGTGATGCAGCACTACAAAGCAATATAACTCTCACCGATTCAGGTAGTTATAAGACAGCAGACTTGTCGGTCTACGGTGCTGTGCGCTCTGCAAACATAAAAGTGCGCCTGAAGCTTCAGGCGCAAACTAAGAGCCCGGTAATATCTGATATTACTCTCCAGTGGCAAGACACGGAGAATAGTTGAGGTGATAAACATGGTAAGAATGTTTTGGTTGGAAGACGATAACGACCTCGCCGACGATGTTGATGGCGATGTCGAGGAGGGATAAAATGAAAAAGAGATTTTGGGAAAGCATGACCTTTTGGGGTGCAGTTGGTATTGGTACGACACTCATGCTGGAACAGCTTGGCGTGGGGTGGCCCGTGTTGATTCCGATAGCACAAGGGCTATCAGCGTTCCTTGGTGTGTTTGGCATAAGACGCGCATTAAAATGAACGGCAACGCAAAAGCTACTGTTGCTGTCTTAAAGACGGACATTAGGTATATGAAGCAAAATAGTGAGGAACTCAAAAAAAGAGTCGAGAAGAACCACAATGAAGTGATGCATGAAGTAAAATCAGTGAAAGATATACTCACCAACGGTAGCAACAAAATAGCAAAATTAAGAGAAGGGCAGAAAAACTTATGGTGGGTTTTAGGTGCGTTGTTAACTATATTTCTGGGAACATTGGGGATTGCAGGATTCACATGAGACAACTCAAGAAAATCCTCACCCTTCTTTTTTCCAGCGAACTTGACGAGCTTCGGATGGATAATGAAGACTTGCGGCAGAAGATAAGCGAATTGAAAGCCGACTTGGCCATCTGCGAAAAGCGGCGAAAAGCTTAGGTTTATATAGAAACATTTAAATAGTCATTTGATTTTCTTCTGACTACGGATTTGAGTGTTTGCCGTGCGGTCGGCTTTTTCCGTATACGCAGAAAAGGAGGTCAGGTGGCGAGTGCTAAAGTTAAAAAATGTATTAACTGCGGCGCCAGGGCTATCTATAAAAAAAGACAAATGCTGAGTGCGATGTGGTGGACTGGAATAGGCCTGCGCTTCAACCAGAGATTTGAAGAAGCCCCGGCTTACTTTTTTTGCACAAAATGTTCTCTTGCTGAAATGATTAAAGGCGAAGATGGAGAGGATACAAATACAGAGGATTTTGAGGTATAACTTTGTCCCTGCACGGTAGAGTCCGTGTTATTAACTCGTGTTATTAACTCACAAAGGAAAAACATGATGTGTGTTCGTTTGACGGCCACACACCAACAAAACATAAGAAAAAAGACTTCAACAATAGACTGAAGACTAAAAAACTGAGTGGAGAATTATGAGTTTCGTAGGCGTTTCGTGGCCGGTGGAGAACACCCCCATTGGTGCGAGGTCGTGTTAATAACACGTGTTAATAACACGGACCTTACTAAGCAATGACAAAAAAAGGGCAAAAAAAGAGGTATCTGCGGAAGTGCATCAACTTCGGTGCACCGGGCAGCATAGTGCGTGAATTAGTTGAAGCATACGAAACCGGCGGTGCGGACAAGCTGTCCGCAATGGTAAGAGAAGCTGTGTATTGCTACCTATCACAAAATTCAGACATGGTTAAGATCTACCGGACAAAAGCAATGATTGAAGAATTTACTGAGCTATGCCGGCAACAAAGAGAGGTAATCAAAAAGAAGAATGAGCTTGTGAAGAAACTCACTCAGTTTGGTGTTAACCGGGAGTACCTTACTAAATGTGAAGGGGAGGTTTTTGAGGTATTATGAAAATAACAACATATCCTTTTGAGAGCTACACAATCGAGGCTAGCGATCTTATCCATGTCAAAGAGCAAGGATTATTATTAGTAATCAAGTTCAAAAGCGAGGAAAAAGAAGTTTTTTGGTATCTTGATAATCTCGCGTTTGAATGTTTATGGAGAAAACTCAAGCGATTGAGGTATTCGCGTGCAGCAAAAAGTAGTGCCAAAGAACGATGGAAGTCAAGACGAAACAAACAGAAATAGTCGATAACCCAAAGCCGGAGAAAGCGGAGTTTGGCAAACCTGGGCATTTCTGCCCTTACTGCAATTCGGAAGATGTCACGGAAATCGTGTCACGATGGGGGACAAAAAGATTTCACTGTGAAAGATGCAAGCGCTTCTGGGCCGAGGAGCATACAAACTTGTGTCTTTTATGCAAGCGCCCGAATGATAACGATGACTGTTTTGATGATTAACGGAGGTGTGCGAAGCACATGAAAGGAAGAATAGTTGGTTACGATGCCGATGGACCGAAAGTGATCATTGAACTTTTTGAAAAACCAGATATAATCGAACTCGGCAAAGAAATCGAAATTGAGGGGGTAAAATGAAGGGTAAGCTTCCATACAAAGAATGCCCTATCCATAGGATTCGCGTGTGGGCCGGAGGAAAATGCACTATATGCAGCTTCCCAAACAAGAGCCTGGGGGATTATAATGAGCAGATTATTCAATAAAGCCTTGGTGGATCTAGAATTAAAAGTCGAGAAGATAGAAAAGAGATTAGATGAAGCTGTGCAGCGCATTACTGCGCTCGAACAACAAAAACGCGAGGTGGAACCATGTCAGAAATTACCATAAGAAATTGTGAAGATTGCGGGAAAAAAATGGAATTAATGGGGGAAGAAGCCAGGTGGAAGAAGATGTGTAAAGATTGCTGGTCAAAATCCAAAGAAGCTTCAGGAGAACTAACCAGAATCGCCGAGAAAACAACAAAAGCTTATGATGCCCATAAATCGCTTGGAAGCAACCAGGACGCGGCTTTCGGCATGGTTTTTAATTGTGCGGTCAAAACCGCACTTAGCATAATGAACAAAAGCGATTCTCTACCTGATTTTAAAGATGTGTTAAACACTTCATTTGAAACACTCTGGGAGTTTATGGTAAAAAAGAGGGCTGAGAAGCTTGGCTAGGGAATTAACCGATGAAGTAGCTGAACTGATTTCAGACTACGCATTAAAAAATTGGCGGATCATGCAGGAACGCACTAGACTGACAAAAGATTATAAAACAACAAAAGATTTCGCACGGCTCAACGGGAGGATAGAAGCTGCACAGTATTTTTTGCAATATATAATCGACAAAAGAGGAGAAAGTTATCATGTCCCCGAATGACGCTCTCCACAACAAGAGGGTTTCGAGCTGGCTTTTCCACAAAAGCCTTGCTGACTAAACATCCGACTGTGGCAACTACCTCACATAGTTTGGCCACATCCCGTTGCTGGTGCAACAGACCCGCGTCAGCAACGGTATTATTTTAACACAAAAATGGAAGATTCAATTATCTGGGAAAAAGTAGGCAAAGACGATGTGCGTATAGATTCGTTAGATATTGAACGGCTCTTTTATACCTGCACATGCAAAAATTGTAGTATCGTGAGGATACCGTCTGGAGAGGTAACTCCAAAATGCTTCGCGTTTTATGTTTCCTTACGTAGGTATTGCCAAAAGAGGATAAACGAGATAACAGAAAAGAGGAAGAAATGAAACACCTCACCAACCAGGAAAAAGAACGCTGGTTCAAATATAAGATACCAAACGGAACAAATTTACAGCGTGTCAAAGTGGATGTGGTTAACTTCAACCGTGCAAACACAATATGCCACGAACTCGGGAAAGCGTTGTGTGCATTACAACTCATGCTTTACGGTGAGGTAACTTTTAATGAAAAAGTGGTGTGCGCTTTACGCACAATAGAAACTGAAAGTGTCAGACCGAAGCATGATCCTCACAAGGTGATAACTGAAGCTCAAGAAACAAGCAACCCAATCAGAAGGGATATTGTTGATTTGACAACTGGAGAGATTTGGGAGTTAGAGACTGACAAAACCCGAGCCAAACGGCATCCAATAAATATAAACGTGATATACTTATGACTAAAAATCAAAATCTACCGAAACCTAACGAATCGGTAAAAACAAAAGAAGACAAGATTGTAAAAGCAAGCTTGGCTGTTGCAGAAAAGCTGATGAGAACGAGGATTACAGAAATGGATGGGTGTGAACCACCAAAAGACTGGAGATATTTTGGGAATGATGGAGTTTTTATCGAATCTATTAGAAACGCCATCCGATTGACCAAACAAGCCACAAAAGAACAAATGAAATCGCTGGAAATAGAAGCCGCACAGAACCCAACCAAGCAGATAACTTTTGTAGTGATGTGGAACAGGCTGGAAGATTGGTTAGGGGGGGAGGAAAAATGAAATATGAAATAAAAGCTTATTGGTATCTGAGTGGTGGTGAGGCAGTTGCCTCAATTCATTCATTCGAGACAGATACGATGCAAGCACCAGTCGGAGAGAAGAACACACAATTAATAACTGAAGTAAAAGACTTCCTTGCAGGGCAACTTTGCAACATTCTGGACAAGAAAGAGACACAATTACTTGCTTTAAGTAACGGTGTGTTCCTGAAAAGCTCAGTTTTAGGCTTTCAGATAGCAGAAATCAGGTCAATCAAATCAGAAGATTTTGTTGTTCCGCATAAAAAACCGAAAGGGCTTATAGATTTGGGGTGAAAAAATTACCGAAATGATTTCATTTTATGGCGTAGCGAATGCAACGGCGGCGAATCGGTGATAGTGCAGGTTACTGCCACAGAATAAAAACGGAGGTGTCCCATGGACAAAAGAAAAGAACGCGCTTTAAACGAAATGCAAAGAAGTCAGTTACAAAGCGAAATAATAGAAACAATCAACAAAATAAATGTTGTCGTGCCCGACACTGTTAAAGAATTAGGGATACCCGAAAGCAAAATAGAAGACATAGTGAAAGAAATCAAATTTGAGGAGTTCGGAGAGAAAATAAAGAAAGCAAAAGCAGAAATCTTGAAGGCTTCTAAGATACAAGTGAACAAAGCCGAAGTATCTAAACTTACCGTTGATTTCAAAAATTTATATCGGCAGTTTCTTTTTAAACAGCAGCAACTACAACAGGATACAATAATCGAACTCAACGCCCAGTCCTCGACTGGCAAGAAATACACATGGCAGATTCGCGCAGAGAGGGACATGATAAGCCACCAATTATCCAATGTGTGCGAATCGCTTGAATTATACGGGTGTGTCGTGGACACAATCAAAGCGGAAATCCAAGAGGAGTTTAAGGAATGACACAGACCAAAGAAGACAAGATTGTAGACGCCGTGATAGACCTTGTTGAGAATAAGACTCTCTATCTTGGAATTGCCACCAAACCAACTAGAAGAGACTATATCAGGGAAGCTATACGATTAACAATAGCGAGTAAGGATAAGGAAAAATGACACGGAACATGATGAAGTTTGATGTGTGCATACCTACCAAGAAAAAACTGCACGCATTTTCATCAGATAGCCAGATAAATAGAATACTGATAGATCACTCTACCCCTTTAAGCAAGGCACGGACAGAGCTGATGGAACAGGTAGCAACAGAGTGGTTCATATTTCTTGATGATGATGTCATAATTGACAGGAGATGGCTTGATAAAATAATGAAAGGCATAGATGCAAAGACAGGTGCGATATGCGGTTTCGCTGTGACTGCCAATCCAGTGGTGAATCTGATGAGGGCGTTCCTTATACTTGTCAGAGGGACAGGATGCCAGCGGGGGTTTACTTCAAATGCCCTGATAAGGAAAAAAGCGGTGGAGGGTATAGTTCTGACACGAAAGGGCAGGCTTGAGGATTTAGAGCTTCAGGAGAAAATAAGGGCTAATGGGTATGAATGGAAGTTCGCCTGGGCATTTGCGAAACATACAAAGAAAGGGAATAAGGTGCTGAAAGAAGCTCTGGCAGACTTCAAGACATTGTGGGTTGAAAGAGGATTTGTCGATGCATTGAGAATGATATGACCAAGACCAAAGAAGATGATGTTATAGAAGCTATAAGGAACGAATCTATCAAGAGAGAGCTAAAGATACTCAAAGGCAATAACCTGAAATTGGGGCATCTGGGGCTTGCTGAAGATACAGAGACCTTGCAAAGATTGTTTGACCGACTATATGCACCTAAAATAAGGGAAGCCATCCGATTAACTACGAAGGGGATATTTGAAGATTTGGAAAAAGAAAGATTTTGCCTAAAAGAACATAAGTGCGATGAAGAACAAATTGGCTGTTCTTTGGTTATTGGTGAAAGTGCGTTTGACGATGCAAAAGAAGAATGGCTCGACGAGAGTGGAGAGAAATGAATTGCAAAGATGCTCACCAGTTTTGTAAGGCTCTTTGTTGCAAGCTAATCAGCTTTGCCGTCCCGGCACTATCAGACGAACAAATAAACTATTTCAACATGCACGAAGGAGTAAGTGTCGTGAAACGACAAGAATGTTATCTGGTGCTCGTAAGAACGAAGTGCAAGAATTTAACTGAAGATTTATCCTGTGCCGTTTACGGCAAGCCAGAAAGACCGCAGATATGCAACGATGGCTACAACGAACATAAAACAGGATTGGTTTTTGTGCCGGGGTGTATTTATCCGCCGAATAAAAGAAGTATTGTACTAACGGGGGAGGAACTGCCATGACTGAACTGGAAACACTGAAAGAATTAGGAAAAATTGGTATGTGGGCAATAGAATTAGAATTTCCAGATGATGGCAGAAGGATGATAACATTAAAAAGTAATTCAGAAATTTTGGTTAATAAAATTAAATTAGAAAAAAGGCAGTATAGACATGATTTTATTGACTTAGAAGATTTAAGGCGAGAAGCGATCAAATGGATTAAAAGCGAAATATACTGCGATAGCTTTGTTTGTAGCCACGAGGCATGTATTAATCCCCGAGCGAGGGTTGATTGGATTAAACACTTCTTCAACATCACCGAAGAGGATTTAAAAGTGTCCGAAGGACAGAAATGAGATTAAACTGCTGGTGGTGCAATGCGAATGCAGAGCTTAATGAGCCGCATTTGGTTTATTATCACACCACCAAAAAGAGGAAGATAAACGAAACTGAGCCAATAAACAAATGCAGATAAGAGTATACCAATGCAAGAACTGCAACGAGTATCAAAAAAAAGAACAAAACAGCCAAAAAGAGATATGCGATGACTGTAAACAAAAATTATTTAAAAAAGGAGGTTAGATGGGGCAAACTGAAATAATCGAATGGCTCAAGCGCCACCCTAGCCAGAAATTCACCGCACGGCAATTGATGACTTATACCGGATTGGGGAAATTTGTAATTTATGTTGGCCTTAAAAAGTTAAGGAAAGCCAGCGATAAGCACATGGTCTTTTTAAAGTATGAAACACGAAGATACGAGCACAAAGCAAATAAATTTGCCACAGTCTATTGGTGGGAGGACGATTTAGATGGAGCTTAAAACATTGAAAGAATTTACTAATTTGGATGGTAAATGCTTTTGTGAAGATGGGCATAGTCATGTTCCTGATAAATTATTAAAACAAGAAGCAATCCGATGGATTAAAGAATTTAACAAAGAATTAGGATCCCACAGAATTTCTAAAGACCATTGTGGTGGGGCATGCGATGATGCAGGTTTTTGTGTTGAAGATATTTCACCTAAAATTGAATGGATTAAGCACTTCTTCAACATCACCGAAGAGGATTTAAAAGTGTCCGAAGGACAAAATGGGGAGAATAAACTTGGAAAGTAACAACTATTTTTTTATTCAGACCATCAGCGCGGGTGAGACAGCGCTCCAACAATTAGGAATAGGATTCGACGAAGCATTAGATTTCTCTTATCGATTAGAGTCTTGTTTGACACACCGCCAAGCCGCCTTTAAAGAGTATTCATCGAAAGTGCGGATTTTAGAAATCCGCAAAAAACTAACGGAGATGATAAAAAATGGAGAAAAAGTATTGTTTTCATTGCCCGAAGTGCCTGTCGATAAACCAGACGACGCTCGAAACAAGTAATTTCATAAAGCAGCCGAAACTGATCATTGAATTTGCTGCCTGCAACAATTGCGGGGTTAGATTTAAAGCGTTAATAAGCATAGAAACCGAAGCTGTTGAAAACAATAAAGAAATAGAAAAGCAATCGTTAGCTTCTTAACGACTACTTTACCAAAACCATTTAAACCACTTCTTTTTAGATTTTTTCCTACCACAATCTCCCAAATGCACTTTTAATCCCACATTGCTATAAGCCACATAATCACAATATGGGCAGTCGTATTCCATGACCATCATATCACCCCAACAGCTTAAAGTATTCTCTTGCTTGGTTAATCACATTCTCTTTATTAAATGTTGGGTGCGCTGCAATCAACGCTTTAATTATTTCTACTTTTGCGTTTCTTACGTTGCACTGAACCATCTCACTTTGTGCCTGCGGCACACTATTACCGTTGCCGTTCTTCTCGGCTACTTTTTCTTGGTGGTAGTGTGCTTTGCACACACGCTGCCATTCTTCTATACGCTCCTGACATCCGTTATACTCACATTTTTTTGTTGGCATAAAAGCACCCCTTGCAGTATTTCTTTCTGTTCTTGTGGCGATAGATATATCCGCCACACTCACACTTCGAACAAAACCCATAGCTTCTATTCAATTTATTCAGCTTCGTCATCTTCACTTTGGGCGTCAAATTAGGTGTGCGAAGGACAGGGAATTTTATCCCACGAAACTCTACATAGCCGACGACTTCATTGTTCCTTATTCCCATACTTCCCCTCTAAAATTATAACTGCTTCATCAAGCTTTTTGATTATCTCAATCAATCCTGTCGTTACGTTTCCATATATCTTAACTGAATAATTAAACCCCTTTGTGTTCTTTGTCAATTCTACACTATCCGCATTTAAGTTTTCGTTTAATTGTCTTGTTACAACTTCTTTCGTTTCCATTTTTTTTACCCCATTATTTTATCATAACAATCTACACCAACATTTTTATTGCCTAACTTTCCCGTTTCTTCTGCTTCAACTCCACACAAATCACATTTTTCCATAGTTCCTCCGAGCGTTTAGCTCTTAATACATCCCCTCGCAGTTATCTTCTTTACATTCCTGAACACACTCTTTCAGTTCTTCTTCCGTAACATACCTCCAATCATGTTTATAGTGTCCTGCATCCGCTATGTTATAGTCATAGTGGTAAAAATCCAAATACATTCCGCAATCCTCGCAATAGACATAATCTGTTGTTTTCATTGTTCCCCCTTGTTGTGCGGCTCAAAGCCGCAACTACCGCAAGCAACCGTTTCGTTAATGGGCGTTGGATCGCTGAAATCAAACCCCACATCTGTAACTTCAAACTCATTATCTACACTACAACTTACTCCTTGCGAAATGTCGCACCACCAATCTTCTTTATTGCATTTCGGGCATTTCATCTTTTCCTCACCACCTCAAACTCAATATCTCCAATCCAAAAGCTATCTCCGACAGCAAAATCTCCGTCTTTGATAGCTCGAACAAACTCATCCAATCTCATTTCCATTCACCACTTGGTCGTATAACCGCTTCCAACAATACTTCTCTTATCCTCAACGTTCCTTCCATCTGGCTGTAACAACCCATTTTAGTCCTCCATGTCCTACGGACACCCATTGTCTACGGCGTCGAGATAACACCCATAACAAACGTTAATGTCATCCAAGTAATAAGTTTCTCGCATGAACATCCCACAACTTTCGCATTTCGGCATTTTACACAATCCCCTTGGTAGCTCTCCATTTTCTAATCAAACTGCTGCTGTTGAAAACTTCTTCTTGTCCATTATACGCATGGCTTATCTCTTCGCTCCAAAAGTCCGGCAAGTCAAACGACGCAAACCCCTCAAACAGGCTATCAGCCACGTAATAGCCTTTCATCTTTGCTGTATTTTTATCGAAGTGCGTGGCACACGCAACATACAACTTTCTAATTATTCCTGTCTCATCATACTTCTGCACAAGAGAAGGCTCACGCAAGAGATAACAGTCAATCAATCTTCTTACGTCACGAGTGAGCATATTCCCATTTTGAGTTATGAAGATTAACGAAAGTTCCTTGTGTCTCGCCGTTTTAATCAAGTCCACCATGCGCTGCGTCCGTTCCTTATTAAAGCTGAATTGGTCAAACTTCGTGCTGGCTTCGTCCATCAAAAGGACAGCGCCATCGGGCACATTATCAGCGTTGTTTGTGTTCTTCACCCACTCGGGTAATAAGCTCGGCTTGGGGAATTTGTAGATAAAAATCGGGCGTTTGGAGAACATCTTATGCAGCTCCAAAACATGAAATCCTAAAGCTGTCTTTCCACTTCCTCTCTTTCCAACAATGACGAACATAACGCTGTCATTCGTCCGTTTCTTAATCCATTCGGTATGGGTTATCTCTTCTTCCGTTATGTCCATAAACTTACTTTTCTCTCTCGCTTCTTCGATTTTCGTTTCGTTGGCGACCATTAGGTTTAATTTTTCCTCAATTATGTTCCAATTCTCTTCTAAACTTATTTCGCTGTCTATTTCCGCTTGAATGTCAAACACATCCGAACCTAATCGGTGGCTATAACACCATTCGTCATATTTCGAGAGCAACTTCGATTTTTCTCGTTCGTTCATTGTGTCCACCCACATTTAAAGCACGACCTCAAGCCGTCGCCATCAATATCAACATCCTGTCCGCAAATTGTGCATTTTCTCATCTAAACCAGCCTCCGAGATTAACCTGTTTTAACCTTAATTCTTCTTCAGCAATTCCTTTTAAACGGGCAAAAAAGTATCTTTGCTCGCTATCGTTTTTATCTTCACATTCCGAAATGAGCCGTTTAAGGCGAGTAAAATTTACCATCTTTTTAGTGGTGTGCCCTTATGGCACACACAAAGACAACTACCTACACAGTCGCACGGATGACCACAATGAAAACAAACCATCTAAGCGACCTCACACTTTTGGCTGCAATAGCCCGACCATTTTTTATTTTCGTTGTAAGTTTCTTTTCCGCAATTCCTACACAGCGTTTGGGAATTTGGCTTATTTGGATTATGGACATCGCACCACATCCCACCATATTCGCACCATTCAACGATACTGACCAACCTCATCAACTTATGGGTTGTTGTATCGCTTGTCACGGGTAAGCCATGCGCTCTTATCTTATGTTTCATATCTTGTTCCGTTTTCATACTTCATCACACTCCATAATACGCCGCTCTCATGGTAGCGTATCCTTTCCTATAGTGGACATTCCCACCCCAAACAATACCGTAACTTTGCGGTTCTGCAACAATAGGTGCGGTCGCACCGCAAAAACGAACATACACATCAGTAAGAAAAGAACGGATTACATCTTGGTTATACTCATCCATCTTCTTATCTTTATCACTACCTTGTATCCTATCTATTATGGTAGTAGTATCAATCATCGTAGCCTCATTTTCTTGTAGTCATCTTTCCTTATACTTTTTATACTCATACTTCGTATGATGTTTTCAGTAATCCGAGCTATTTCTACAACATCATACACAGTATGACATGTATTATACATAATAACCACCCACACTACTACGTGGGCTACGTAGTATATTAATTAATACCATATCCTCATTACTCATACCATATCTATGCTTTGTTTTGTTACTCATATACATCACCTACATAATTATTATATAATCAGTAGGCATACTACTATATAAATATTGTTGTGCTACAACACATAGGTATATGATAAGTTATGAAGTTAGTATGCTACGGGGTAGTAGTAAAGTTATGGGGTAGCGGGTTGGGTAGATAACCACTAAATTAAAATTTCCATTATTTTCCAAAACTT